ACTGTTTTTATCTTTAACAAAAACTCAATCACCCAGTGTTTCTTTGATCTAATTACCTACATTAAACATAATTGGATATATTTTAGGAATTTATATCACATTGAAAGCTCTGTATTTAGAAATGATTTTGCATTTAGTATTGCTATACATATCATGAATGGCAAAACTAATGGGGAGTTTGCTGTAGAACTACCCGGTACGATGAGCTATGCAATTGATAAAGACATCTTAGTTGACATTGTAAATGATAAAATACATGTCTTATTAGAAAAACAGAATCATCCCGGTGAATATATTTTATCTAAAACACAGGGTATTGATCTACATGTGATGAATAAATTAAGTTTAAGTCGATTTATAGATGGGGGTCGTGGTGTCTAAGGGATTTTTATTATTTGCACAAAATACCGATAATGTAAATTATATAGAGCAGGCCTATGCCCTTGCCTTGAGTATAAAAATTAGTCAATCGGATATTAAATCTGTATCATTGATGACTAACTGTAAAGTCCCCAACAAGTATTCTAAAGTCTTCGATCAAATAGTACCAATTCCGTGGACTACTGATACTACTACAGTGTTAGCTGGCGAGCATCGATGGAAATTATATCATGCAACTCCCTATGAAGAAACTATCGTATTAGACACTGATATGTTATTATTAGAGGATATTAGCTTATGGTGGGATTATTGCGGCAATTATGATTTTAAATTTTGTTCTCGTATAAAAAATTACAAACAAGATGTTGTAAATGATACCTATCATAGAAAAGCATTTATAACCAACAAGTTGACTAATCCCTATTTTGCTTTACATTATTTTAAAAAGCGTCCACAATCTCTTGAGTTTTATAAAGTGTTAGAGTTTGTATGTAATAATTGGCAATGGTGCTATGATAAATTTGCACCTAATGAATATCAAGATTGGTTAAGTATGGACTTGGCCGCCGCGATTGCGATTGAAATTTCAGGAACACATGAACAAGCAGTTGATGCCGTAAGTCCCTTAGAATTTATACATATGAAAACTCCTATTCAGGGATGGATACCAGTACCGCTAAGTTGGCAAGACACAGTGCCGTTTGTTTTAAATACCCAAGGCGATCTCATTGTAGGTAATATCAAGCAGACTAAATTATTTCATTATGTGGAAAAGAATTTTATTTCAAAACACATATTAACTAAATTGGAGAATCTAGCTAATGGCACGTAAATCTCCACTCTTTATTTCGCCTAAGTTTTACATTCATTACGATAAAAAAACAGGCGAACTCGTTTCAGCTAGTAATGAAATCAATACAGCATATAATAGAATTGAGATAACGCACGATGAATATGAAAGATTTTTATATGGTGCAGAAAAGTTTAGTGATTATCAAGTAGGGCTTGTTAAAACAATAGATAATCAAACAGTGCTTGCTCTTGTGCAAAAAGTCGATCAAGGATATGCATTTAAAAATAATATGTTTGAATGGATACAAGATACTCCTAATAAATCTACAGAATGTATAGTGACGTGGGATAAAATTAATCAACAATGGACATTTGCAGTTTCAAAAAAATGCCAAGAGCGCATTAAAGAAAATATAACTACTGATACACTATTGTTTTTTGTTATGTTAGAAAACGATTTTGATTTTTTAATTAGAACGATTTCTGTTAATACACAAGATTTGCTGTCAGGCGAAGAAATTAAACGCCCATTCGAAAGTCGTATAGAACAGGATATTACTAAAATTTCAATAGCAAGTAAAATATTATTTCAAAGTTATGGATTAAAAATAAATGATTAAAATTATAGAACAGGATATCATCTTCCTTAGTTACGATGAACCTAATGCTGAAAAAAATTATGCAGATTTATGTACAAAAGTTCCCTGGGCCAAACGTGTACACGGAGTTAAAGGATCAGATGCCGCGCATAAAGCCTGTGCCGCACAGAGCGAAACTGAGTACTTTGTTACTGTAGATGCAGATAATATTGTAGATCCTAAATTTTTAGAAGTAGAAATTGATTTATCCGCACTCGGCCTTACTAGCGAAAATGTCTTCAGCTGGTGCGGTCGGGTGAATGTTAACGGACTAATGTATGGTAACGGTGGCCTTAAATTATGGACACGTAAATTTGTTAACGAAATGAAAACTCATGAAAATTCAGATCCTACAGATTTAAAAGGAAAAGTAGAATTTTGTTTCGATGATCGATACTATCAATTTAATGAAAACTATAGCGAGAGCTTTACCAATGCAACTCCATTCCAAGCATGGCGAGCAGGATTCCGCGAAGGTGTAAAGATGTCATTAGATCAAGGTGCCAAGGTAAAAGATCTTAAACATATATGGTGGCAAAATTATCATAGATTACTAATATGGTCCAGTGTGGGAACAGATGTAGAAAACGGCATTTGGAGTATACTAGGTGCAAGGGAAGGCTGTTATAAAACCATGTGTACTGATTGGGATTACAGCCAAGTGAGAGATTTTGATTGGTTAACTGAATATTGGAATTCAACTCACGAACAAGCAGAACCTGAAGATACGACCAAATATATAAATTTTTTAGGAAAAGAACTTAAAGATAAATGCGGATTAGAAATTGCCAATCTTGACGGTGCGGGTAGTAAGTTCTTTAAACTTGTTTATCAAAATACTCCAAGGATAATTCGTAAACGTGTTTGATATAATTTTTATAAGTTATAACGAGGCCGATGCTGATGATAACTTTAATAACCTAAAAGAACGGTTTCCATTAGCTAAACGTGTGCATGGTATTAAAGGTATACATCAAGCTCATATAACGGCCGCTAAAAAATCATTCACTAGAATGTTTTGGGTAGTTGATGCTGATGCAGTCATATTAAATTCATTTAATTTTGATTATAAAGTAGCTGAATCAGAGTTGGATGTAGTACATGTTTGGAGAAGTATTAATCCTATCAATAATTTATCTTACGGATATGGTGGAGTTAAATTGCTACCAAAACAACTGACTATAAACATGAATACCGACACCACTGATATGACTATGAATATCAGTAGCAAATTTAAAGCGATGGATGAAGTCAGTAATATTACTGCATTTAATACAGATGCATTTAGCACATGGCGCAGTGCTTTTAGAGAATGTTGTAAACTAGCCATAATCAACAATGAAGAATCATTAGCCAGATTAGAGTTGTGGTGCCAGCTTAATTCAGATGTACCGTTTGGCGGTCATGCATATATTGGTGCTATACAAGGCAAACAATACGGTGAAAAGAATGCCTCCAATAAGGAGGCACTTGCTAAAATAAATGATTTTACTTGGCTAGAAGCTCTGTGGCTAGCGGAAAAATCTCAGCTATCACTTGAGCACAGGCAATAGCAACTTCTTGGTGTTCTTTCTGTGTGCCATTCGCACTACGCAATTCAATAAAATGAATCCAACTACGCAATGTGCCACTCATATACAACCGACTTTCGGTCATTCCTTCTGGTAGAACGGCACGAGCTTGTTCCTTAGCTATGCCATTATCGATAGCCCATTGGTATGCTTCTTTGACAGCATATAGCACCCGTTGTTGAGCACGTTCCCAGCCTTGCTGTAAGACGATATCATCTGTCGTGATACTATTTTGTCTATTGGTAGTATCTTGGAGTCGTGCTTCTCGCAATACAAACGACAATTCTTTAGTAGGGTCAGCATATCGCTGACTGAATTCTTGGAAGCTGAAACTACGATGTCTAAGGATCTGTCGTGCAATGTCTCGGGTGGTAGTAATTTCGATACAGGCGGAGACCATTTCGAGTGGGCTCCAGTGTTGGTGTTTGATGAGGTATCGTATGAGCTTTTCTGATGTGTCTGTGTTAAGTTGGTTTGTTGGGTTGGACACACGGGCGCAATACGCAATGAGTTCCTGTGCATCTGAGATACCAAGATCTGCAAATTCCTGTGTGGGTTGGGAGTAACTGAGTAGTCGAACATGCATTATTTATAACTTTCTATTTTTAAGGAATTTTTGAGTACTTGCTTCGATGTCTTTTTTAACTTTAGGTGTGTCTAATTTAAAGTCAACATTTTCAATAGTTTCTTCGTAGTTTCTAACCAGTTCCATTAGATTACGTTCAAAGGTTGGCCATCCTTCCTTTTTGGTCTTAGCTGTTATTTTTATTTCCCAAGTTTTGCCGTCCTTGAAGTTGACCAACACGGTATGGAGATACCTGAGAGGCATTACGTTGAGTTTTATCTCACCGAATATTTCTGGCCAATGTTCAATGACATCCTTGGGAAGAGATCTTCCCGTTTTGGTCACTTAACTTTTTTGGTCGGAACCAACTCCTCGGCTAATCTTCGAAACTGAGCGGCTTCTTTAGCCAACTTGTCAGCTTGACTACGATAATGCTTGGCAGTAGCTTCGGGATCCATAGGATTGACTGCTGTATCTGGTTCAATTGTAGCAGTAGGAATAGCATCTTTAGACGCTTCTTTTTTAGCTTCAATGACCTTGTTCTCATCACTGGATGGGGGAATAGCTAAGTCGTCGACTGATACACCACGCTGTTCTGCAATGATTTGATTGAGTTCGCTAAGTTGAACAGTTATGCTAGTAGTAGGACACATTTCAATCGAACTGGTACCCATCTTTAAAAGCAATCCATTGGCATGTAACCATT